ACAGGCGTAATTGTCATATATGGTACATAATATACAGTCCAGCACAGGAAACTGTGCGAGTATTTAGGGAACGACTACTGCCCTACTTACACAGAACACACAAACCGTGGCTGATTTGGGAAACAGCACGGTAAAAACAAACGATTGAATAAAAGGAGGCTTGATAAATGAGCTATAAAGTTTTAGATGTATGTCAATATGTAATTGATTATAGTAATGAAAAAGAATATGGTATTTCTAATTTGAAATTGCAGAAGATCCTTTACTTTATTCAAGCATATTTTTTGATAAACCAACCTAGCAGATGTTGCTTTGATGATAGAATTGAAGCGTGGGATTTTGGCCCAGTTGTCCCAAAAGCATATAGAAAATATAAACAGTTTGGCGGTAGTGATATACCAACAATTATGGATTTTGAAAAGACTGGCAGTAACGATTGTATAGCTGATGCGGATAAAAAACTTATTAAAACTGTAATTGATAAATTTGCGGATTACTCAGCAACAGACTTAGTTGATTTGACGCATAAACAGTCCCCGTGGATCAACACTTATATCCAGTATATGAGCAGAGAAATTACATCTGAAGTAATAAAAGAATACTTTAATGAATGAAAACAGTATATTGAAACTCTTATATTAAGTATTTCCATTTATTTATTATACTGCTTACAAAATAGTCTTAGCTTTCCTGCAAAACTTTTATTCTACTGGTTGCAATTTTTCTCTGCGGCTGACTGGAACCGCGAGATTGTATGGAATATTAGATGAAGGCGTTTTTAACATGATATGGTTTGACAAATATCATGAGATATACCAATCTCATAAAAAGTATACTTAAACAGCAAAAAGGCGACATTTCTGCCGCCTATCTGGAAATGCTATTCACATGATAGCTATGGGTTGGGAGCTTTAACTAAAGGTTGCTTT